TCAAAGTCGCAAGTTCCATCAGCGTAGTAAGGAGGCTTTCTAAACTCAGCGACTACCGTTCCGCTCGCATCTCTTATTTGGATTCTATATCTAAAGTTAGTTTGTGTCGTCTGATTTGACGAAGCTAAAAAAATAAGAGGGTCAAAACCACTTGAAAACAAATCCGGCTCTTGTATAAAGGTAATACTCATTTGTTATAATATATTGATTTAAGGCTTAAATACCTTGCTTAAAATCGTTTATTACTTTAATCTCTATATCTTGGCCAAGTCCTTGCTGAAGTCTCGTCTCAAGGCGTTTAAAATTAGCCTCATCGAAAGTATCTGAATAGAATCGTGTTCCGTCTATACCTTTCTTTTTGATTGCTTCTGCCATTGACATTGCCATTTGAAAAGTTGTTTGAGTAACTCCGTTTTCGGATTTCTTTGCAGTTAAGCCTTTACGAATGATAAAGTTTTCTAATGACTTAACCATTGACGGAGGCGTTGACATCGTTCTGAATCTAAAGCCTGACGGATATTCTTTGCTCGTGTAAGTTTGGCTCTTATTCCTTAAACCCTTAACACCTAAGTCAATAAACATATAGTAGTCATTCAAAGTGAATTTGAAGCTTACTGTGTCTTTGCTTACAAATGTCTGTTCAACTTGTATTGATTGAGCCAAGTTAGATTCGCTTTGTTTATGTTTTAGTCTTTGCCTGAGCAGTTGCCTCATGTGTTCAGCACTCTCGTTGCCCCATTCAGTTAAGATTGAAGCTGCTTTATTGACCATCTCTTGTGTTAAGTTTAACGCCATTGTTTTTTAGTTTTGCTTTGTTTATCGTTTAAGAACGCTAAGTGATTTAGAAAATCAAATATATTCATTTTGTAAATTGATTGAAATTTAGTGATGTCTCCTTTAGCGAATAACTCATCTATCGTGTTATACCACCCCCACTTATCAAAGAACCAATCTTTTTCTTTAGCTTCATCCACTTCAGTTTGATTAGTCTCTTCTTCATTGTTGAATAAAATGCCGTAGTTTTTGACAATGCTAATAAAGTCATTGCAAAAAAAAACCCGATAGGATAAGCGATGCGGACATCTAAGTTCTCCTGAAACAGTTTCGCTCTTCGATTGAACTCGGTTAAGTTAATGTCCTCACCTTTCTCCTTATAACATAGAGTAGCTAAGATATTGTGTAAGTTAAACACGATGCCTTCTTTGTCTTTAGTGAAAGTCTGCATTGAAACGAATTGCTCTGTATTCCAATCCGTAGTGTATTGGGTTACAAAGAACTTTTCTCCGTTGACTTCAAACTCCTTAACCCACTCGTCTGGCATGTCGCCTATTGTCGGGAAAGTTACTGACTCCTGCTCCTTTAAAAAGTCCATCCATGGCATTTGTCTATACTCGTCTACTGATTTACCAGTTAAAACGCTCATGACATTATAAGAAGTTCTGACATGGTTATCAGGCTCAATGTTTAAAGCTGCGTGAATCTCTTGAAATTTTAGTATTGTTATCATCGTATTGTATAAGTGCCTAATCCCGGCTGTTGTAATATGTTTGTAAATCCGTATCTTAAAGCGTCAATGCTGTGGTTATTAACTGCGATAGGTTGTCCTGTCGCTTTATTGTTTCTGTCAACTTCCCAAATATAGCCTCTTAACTCTTTTATCAAGTTAGTGCTTCGCTTGGTTACAAGTAGCTTCTGCTGTTGTATTAACTGAATACCATGCAATATTGAGTCTTTGCCTTTTAATGCACCCATACAAAGTAGGCCATAGCTTTGTAGTTCTGCTATTGACTTCGGTTCTGCGGAGTCGCATACCGTCATAACTCTAAAGTCTTTTAGCTTGTGGTATATATCTCTATTGCTTAACTCCTTTTGGTAGATTAACTCGTCTAAAATGTAGTAGTCGTTATACTTGTAGATTCCTATACATGCCGTAGGGTCAACAGAATATCCAAAGTCTAAACCTATTGAAACTAATCTCGCCTCATCGGGTAGATTGTCAATAGATTCCCAATTCCCAAAGACCACACCTTGAACAGAACCAATCTGCCCAAGTCCGTAAACCTTCCACCAGTTCTCCCAATATGTTGAAGTTTTAGCTTTCTCCTGAGCTGCTTCTATATCCTTTACAATGGATTCGCTTAGGCTCTCGTTATCTTTATAGGTTAATACTACTAACTCCGCATCATCGTCTTTTAAAACCTCGCTATGAGCCCAAAATTCTGTAGTCGGGTTAAAGTCTATCCAAATGTATTTATTTGTTCTTATCGCTAATTGGTGATAAGCCTCAAAGCTTACATTGTTAGCCTCGTTTATGTAAAGAATGTTTCTTCTCGCTCCCCTTAGTTTAGATTCTTGGTCAGCACTAAAGAACTCAATATAAGAACCATTCTCAAAAGTGTAAGTTAAAAGGGTTTTATTCCAATAGTCTTCTCGATAGCGTTTAGTCCAATCGAGGATTTTAAGAAAGTCTTTTATTGCACCCCTTCTTAAGTGAGGGATTGATTCTGAAACGACGCTTATTTCAGTTCTTGGATGTTTAATCGCATAGTCAATTAATACTGGCAATATACCAAAGGTTTTCCCTGCGGATGTCCCGCCCTGAATAACTCGCTTTCGCTTAGTTAATTTTAGTAGTTTGTTTATTGATGTCGTCCTTATAAAACTCATTCATTATTGTCTGGGAATAAAGGCTGAGTGATGTTAACTGTATTGTCGACCTTTTCAACTAATCCATTGAGACGCTGTGTGATAGATGGGTTATAAAGCCCAGCCATGCCACCTTGTATTTGGTCTTCTCTGATTTCTTTTTTTATCGCACGACAGATAGGTACAAATTCTGGATATCTTTCTTCTATATTCTTAAAATATTGCTCAACACATCCCACTCTTTTATAGCAATAATTTTCAAATCCTTCTAAAGTCAAAGGCTTTTCTTTTTCTCTGTATACGCTTTTGCCATCCTTACCTACATAGTCATGAATCAAAAAGGGATTTGACTTAATATGGTCTTTATATGCTTCGAATAGCTCAAGCATTTGTTCAGGTGATTCTATATTTCTTGGTCTACCTCTTTCCATTATTTTTTATCCTTTTTAATTTTATCCAAATATACAAAAAAAGTCTCTACATTCAAAGTGTTATTACTCTCTCTAAAGTTCAAAAAGTCTTCAAGAGTGAAATGCTTAACCCTTGTTATTGAAGAGTAGTGAGTCTCTCTCTGCTCAATGTTATTGTCTGTCATTCTTTTTGGCTTCATCGATTTGCTGATTATATCTAATTATCATGTCTTTGAACTCGTCGTATGTTAGCATACTTATGAACTCCATACCTCCACTATAAAAGCTTGTATATTCTAAACCATCGTAGTCTATGTACTTACCAAAGGAATCAATAGACATAAATACTCGTGGGGTTATGTCGCAATCTTTCATGAAATAGCCTTCGCCTTCGTCTTCGGAGTCTATTTGGTTATTAGTTAATTGGAATACATCAAGTTCTAACATTAGTAAATTTCTTTAGTTAAGTAGTCAATTCTCTTATTGTGTACACGATAGTTTCCATTCTCGTTTATTTCAATCATTGCAAAGCCCTGATTATGTTTTGTGTTAAATGGGTCATAATTTGGGGCTAACTCACAAAGACACCCTGTTGAATAGGTAGTTATTAGTTCATGATTTAAAATGCTCTCAGAATGCTCAGAAGTTGTGTGGCAATGTCCTATAAGCATTGAACTCTTAATCTTCATGTAAACGCCTCTCGCTGGGTTAACTGGGCTAAATATCCCTCTCACTATCATGTGTCCATGAGTCATCGGTAACTTTCCAGCCATTAAGATGATATTTTGGTCATGCCAAATGATTTTCTTTTCTCTTAATTTAAGCCTTGAACTAAGCGTGTAATATTCGTCATGAAACAAAGCAGGGGCTTTTTTCATTAAATAGCGTTTGTACCAGTTGTCGTGATTCCCTTCAATCCAATGAATAGGACAGTCGAACTTTTCAATCAACATGTCAAGGAATCCGTCTACCATGTCAAACCACTCTCGCACCTCTGAATATAACGGAGGCGGGGCATCGTGTGAAGTAAATGGCTCATTGTCTAAAATATCCCCTCCTAAAACTATGCAATCAATGTGATGGTCTAACCCGTACTGCAAAGCAGCCGTTAATGCTTCATTGTCTTGATTTGGGAAATGTATGTCAGATAACCAAAGAACCCTTTTAGCATTTTCAATCTTTACGAATTGACGAATGTTTGCTTTTGACTCAGGCAAACCAAAAGGATTCTCTCTTGTAAATAGGGTTTGTCTTTTTATTGGATTAGCTGAGTTCTTATTTACAGTTTGAGTTCCTGAATGATATCTTAAAGCACTTCGACAAGACGCTTGAGTTTTAAAGAGAGTTGGATGCCTTTCAAATAGTAGCTGTGATATAGCATTTATACTCATGTCAGCATACTGCTCTAAAAATTCCCTTGCGATTCTGCCTTGTTTACTTAGTTGTTTGGCCATTGCTTTCTTTTGGTTTGGGCGTATCATCTGTCGCTCTTGTGCCTTTCGGCCTTATTCGAATGATGATAGTTGCCACATAATTAATATATTGTTTTAGGCTTAAAAAACTAAGCCAGTCTTTTTATAATTGCTTGAATTTGGAACTCACCATCTCCATGCTCTTCGGGTTTATCGTGGTTTGTACAACTGTCATGGATGTCCATAGCTACAAGCTCCCATTGGTATTGCTTACAGCCTACTTCAATTAAGTGCATTAAGCTCTTTGTGTCTGGCTCTTCTTCTGTGTCAGGTAAAATGAAGAACTTATGGTCAAGATTCCATTTGCTTGGGAGTGTCTTTTTACGCTCGTATAAATCCCTATGTGGAACACAAATAATCAAATGACCACCAGGCTTTAGGATTCTCATCCAATTCATGATAGCAATAATAGGTCTATCCAAATGTTCCAATAGATGAGAGTTGTAAACTGTGTCGTAAGTCTTATCGGCTACAGATTCCATAAGTTCAGCATTTCCATTATCCTTGTCCCATGTGTCGCACCAATCTGTTAATGGGTCTGAGCCATCCCATGTGTCTATTCGACCTACTCCGATGTCAATAACCTTTCTATCGTTTACATACTTCTCAAAGAATCCCTCTTTGATTCGTCGTGCTTTCGCTTTGCTTGTTTCTGCCATAATTTTTATTTTAAAATTGATACTAAAATTCGTTTAAATTGGTCGTTTGTGTGGAATGTATACCACTCGCCACCCTGAGGGATGACATTGGGAGCTAAAATATACTGTTCTAAAACTCTTTTCACTTTGAGTTGTTCAGCTATTGCAAATGCCATTGATTGACCACCGATGAATAGTTTGCACCCTGCTATGTATTGAGCCATCTCATAGGCGTCTTTAACAGGCAAATGTTTAATCTTATCTGAATGAATAGCCATTCTTTTAAACTCTTTTTCAAGTCCAATAAAATAGACATTCTCATACCTATCTAAAAAGGTGTAGTCTATAAATATGTTATTGTAGCGAGTTGTTCTGTTTACTAAAATGTAATCTGTTTTGATTGGCTCAACCAATAAACATTGTTCACTCAAATTAGGCCTTAATTCAGGGTATGAATTAGCAATCCAGTTTTGAATATTACCTGCGGATAGGTTGTAGTAGTCTTTCCTAAATCTATCTAAATCAAAGTAGTACATTGGCTTTGCCTCAGTTACTAAGTTAACTTGGTTTATATAGTCTTGAGCTTCTAACAATGGCTTTAAGAAATTGGCCATGCTTTCATTCATCATGACAGTTCCCAAAGGGTGTGTTTCATCTGTAAATCCTGACGGCTGATTAAGTAATAAATCAAAGTTGTAAGCTATATTATTTTTTATGGCGTGGTCTCTAAGCGAAGACAAGCTGTAAATGATGTCCCCTGCATTGCCACTGTGTTTTATAATTTTATTTTCCATATTGTGAGTATAAATTGTCTAATTGCCCGAATAAAGCCTTTGCCCATGCTATCCCATCGCACCCCATACAAGTAGGCAAATTAACTTGAATGCCTAAATCCCTATTTAATGTCTCTGCTATCGTTACATCATTATCATTGAATACCTTGAATCGATGCTCAATAGTTAATCTATAACGACTTATAGTGTCTTTTAAAAGCTCGTATTGTGTTTGGGTTAGCTCCATAGGTAACGGCTTACTATTTTAGTGATTAAAAAAGGGATAAATATTAAAAGATAGTCTTGTTCTGCTAATGCTATAAACAAACCAGTCCAAAATGAAATACATGGAGGGCAACTAAAAGGCTTTTTTAGTTGGTAGTTAGTTCCGTCAATAGTATTTAATCTATCCAAAATGTACTGCGATAACTGATTGAGGCCAAAAGCAAAGCCACTAATCCATAAGCTTAACAATAGAGTCATATCTTAATTTATTTAGTTTATTAATGTCGTATTCTTGGCGTACATATTCGCCTAACTGCTTACCAAGTTTAACCCCTTTTGATGGGTTGCTGATTAATTCTCTCATTTTGCCGTCCCAATTACCTTCTGAGACGATAACTAAGTCTTTGTCTATGAAGTCATCGTATACGATTGAGTTAGATACTATAATTGGCAAATTGAACGCCCCTGCTTCAAGCACTTTAAGTGATGATTTACAATTCGAATAGGTGTCGTTAATCAAAGGTGCTAAAGCACAGTCTAATAAATTGTACATTATGGCATAGTTTCTAACATCTAAACTTTCTACCCTAATATATTGGTCAGGTTTTCGAGTAAAGTTAGTTGTGAATATCTGCTCAATATAGCTCCAATAGTCCTTTGATTCCTCAGTATAACCACCTAAAAGCAATTTGTGATTCTTATTTTTGAGTAGTTTACTAAAAGGGATGTTTAGCTTTTCAATATCTTTGTGGTGATTTGCAGCCCCTACCCATCCGATAGTATATTTGTCTTGTTTTTTTCTTTGCAGTTGGAACTGAGGCTGTGTAAAATCTATTCCGTTCTCTATACAAATAACCTCTGTGTCGGTTAGCTTTTGGATTTCATCTTTTAAGACTGGCGACGCTGTCCATATTAAATCCGCATAGTCTATTGATTCAAGTATTCTTTTCTTTATTAAAGGTTGTCTAATATCTTTAGAGCCACTATGCCATGATGGAATTTCAATCCAGTCGTCTAAATCTAAAATGATTTTTACTTTGTAATCTTTAGCCTTTTTTAAATAGTCTTCGTCGTGTTTATAATGGCGATTTAAAACAATGACATCAAAGTTTTTTGGGTGCATCTCTTTAGTAAATCCATTAGTCCCAGTGATTTCTAAATCCTTATGAGTTTGGTTTAGATTGCCAAAAGGGATTTGTAAGCGATGATAACCAACGCCCGACTGAAGTTCGTTTATAAAGCAGAGTTTAACCATTCTTTTAAATTTAGTCTATATTCATTTAAAGCGTGTCTAACGCTTGTATAAGGGATGCCAATTTCTCGGCTTAGTTGCTTTGTATTTTTGCCTGATTCAATCAATTCGTAAAGCAATCGAGAGTGATAAAAGTATTTATTCGTTTGCTCTCTCATGTCCTCTTTGATTCGGTTTATAATTAATGTCAAATTTATTGGACTGTCTTCGATTATCTCGTCAACTAATTCTATAAACTCATCAGTAAATATAAGTTCCTCTCTATTGCAGTAAAGCTTTCTAAACTTTGTCCAATTCTTTGGGCTTGTTTGGTAGCGTGCTGTTTGTATGGCATAAGGCAATAAGTAGTCGCTATCTATTATCTGTTGCTTTTTCTCGTCGCTAAGTTCTAATAGTATGGTCATGACCTCTGACTTTAAGTCCTCGTGGTTAGCGTGTCCATACCTTCTGCACATATCGTTAAATAGTTTGTTATTATACAAGTTCGTTATGTGCTGATTGAAAGTCATTCAAGATGAGTATATAACTCCTTTGGGATTCCTGCCGTACTAACTGCATACTTTATAGAATCCAATGGCACTATGGCTTCAATAATGCCATCAGACCCTACAAATTGATAAATTACATAATCCTCTTTAACGATGCGAGCAGATGCCCCATGCTTGTGAACGAGCAAGTCATTAAAGTAGTCTATGTTTTTTATTAAATCCATTAATTAAAACAAATTTACAATTTTGTTTGCTTGTGTTTTCAACATACTTTTAAACATTGTCTTTTTCAATAGACTTTATCTTTGCTCTGTAAACTTGCTTTAATTCGTTTATCTCATCAACAGAAAGCTTTAAAGGAATATGTCTTGATGATTCTAAAGCCTCGACCCTTTCGACTCCAATCTTTTCTAAAAGCCAAAATCTATAAGCGTGGTAGTTCCCTGACTTGTTTACATTGCAATAGTTTGAACACTGTTTGTGTACATTGTCCTCGTTGAATCTAAGTGCTGGGCTTTCGCTTACTGCGATATAATGGCCAGCGTCAAACTTTACATTTGCTTTAGTCCGACAGCTTATACATGGCTCTTCAGCGTCTCGAAGTCTGATATATTTATTGAATATTACTTGCAGTTCTTTTAAGTGCTGAGACTTAGTTTTTAGTTTCTCCTTAGTTTCGGCTTTCTTTTTCTTGTTCTCTTTGTGCATTACTCCACGAGAGTAGTGTAACCCACACACATAAGAGCATACCACCTGAAGCGGTTTAGTAGGCTCGAATGATTCCTTACATACTTTACATTTTTTTTCTTTCATTAGTCAATATTACAAAAGCATTCAAATGATGGGTCATTATCCCAAAGTCCAATTTGATTTTGGGATTTATCTCTAATTTGTTTATAAGAAATTTCCTTTTTAAAAGTGCTTACTTTTTCTTTATCAATCCACCAATCAAAAAGCTCTGGTTTTTCTTTAGCTATTATAGAAAGTTTGCCTTTGCCTTTTAAAAAACAGCAGTCGCAATTCCCATATGGCTCATTTAACATCAAATTAAAATCTTGTTTTGACCAAAAGTCTAAAACATCCGCTTTAGTAGTTTGCCATTTTACCAAAGGCAATTCAATATCTAAATCAGAATCTTTAATTTTACCCCATCTTCGAGGCTCATCGTATCTAATGCCATTAAAACTTGTAAACTCTTTTATCCCTATTGATTTTAAATATCGTTTTACAGTTTCTATCTTCATTAATTGAGTGCAATACCTCATAATTTGATTGGGTAAAAAGTGTTTTTTATGTGCGATTGCTTCAGAAAATGGGCGGCCATCTCTTGAAGCTGTCTCATAAGTTACTACTTCAAAGTTATTACCAAATCTATACTCAAGCCAAACTAAATTTAAATTCCATCTTTTGTCGCATTCATTTATAAAGTCTAATGTCTGTGGCATCTCCTTGCCAGTATTCTGAAATGTTATAATATAATCCTGCAATCCCTCATCTATAAGACGCTTGGTCATATATGCAGAAGTTCTGCCTCCGCTAAAATTAATTACATTCATTCTGCTCTTTATTTAGTTCTATAACTCTTTGTTCAAATTTAGTATATAGGTCTTTATAAACTTTATCAAAGTCAATCCAGTCGTGATGCTGTCTGATGGAGTGAATGACTGTCGCATGGTGTGGTAAAGTGTATAAGCTTCTCGAGATGTCTACTAATGCCATTGTAGTATTGTCCCTCAGATAGTTGCAATAAGCAGTCCTGCCAGTTACAATAGGCCTATGCCTTGTCTTAGTATCAACATCCACACCAAATACATCTAAAATAGCATTCTTAATGTTCTGAATATTAGCTGATACTTTAGGCCTTGCATCTTTGTGAGTGTTTAATCTGTAAGTCATTCGCTTATAGTCGTTGGCTAATTTAGCATAACGCTCTTTAAGTGTTTTGTGGTGGAACTCTAATTGTCTTAATTTGAGTTTTAGTTCTGTGTAGCTTTGTTGTTCTTGTCTGTTCATATTTATAATAATTTAAGTTGTTTTTTGTGTTGTTCAAATCGTTTAACGCCAGCGTCGAAATAATCCTTATCTAACTCGCATAGGTCTAAATCAAATCCTAAGTCGTAACAAGCAATAGCAATAGACATAGAACCCCCATGAGTGTCTAATATTTTATCTCCTTGTTTGGCGTATTTAGTTAGGCAATATCTGTATAGTTGTATAGGTTTTTGAGTTGGATGTCTTTTTGGTCCATCATCATCATCCATTGCTGAGTATCTTTTGAATATTCTTACATTGTTTTTTATACTACACCAAGCCAACTCGCCCTCACTAAATGATAAATTGGGATTTAATTTATCCCATATTATCCAATTATTATTAAGTGGTAAGTCAAAATAGTTGCCCCCCCATATAATTTGGTTTTTGCTAATCCTGAACAATTCTTTAAAATACTCGTCATCTGGGATTTTAGAATCCCAATCTTTGCCTTTTATAAATTTATGGTTACCACTACCCATAGTCATTTTACCTGCATTAATCCCATAAGGAGGGTCTACTATTGCAAGGTCATAAAATTTGTCAGGAATATTTTTCATAAATTCCATGTTGTCGCAGTTGTATAAATTAATTGTACTCATTTTATATGTCTAAAAATTTTTGTTTGCTTTTATCGAATTTTAATTTGGTGAAACCTACTTCGCCATTTCTATGCTTTAGGTAAATGATTCTCATTATAGGCGTTGTGTCTATTGTCGATGGTGTTTGGTTGTCTTCTTCGTGGTTATGCAATGCTATTACGATGTCAGCATCTTGTTCAATAGCTCCTGATTCCCTTAAATCGCTTAATCTTGGCTCACCGTTTCTCTTTTCTACATCTCTACTCAACTGAGCCAATGCAATAACTGGAACATCCAATTCTTTTGCAATAGCTTTAAAAGTTCTGCTTATTGTACTTATTTCTTGCTCTCTATTTCCTTTACCATACACAGTTAATAGTTGTAAGTAATCCACAAATATAGCCTTAATGCCGTACTTTTTTTTAGCCTTCCTCGCTTTTTCTTTAAAATCTAAAAGGTTGAGCGATGGCGTATCATCAATATAAAGTGGTAAATTGAAGTTAGTTTTTAAGATTTGATTCCAGTTGCCTTCGTGCAGTTCTGCTTTAGCCAAATAGTTACCATAAACCCCAGTCATTGAGCTTATGACTCTCATAGCCAACTGCTTTGAACTCATCTCGCATGAGAAAAAAGCAACTGGATGCTTTTGTACTGCCAAGTTTACCGCTAAATTTAAAGCAAAAGCCGTCTTTCCTGTCGCTGGCCTTGCTGCAATGATGACTAAATCAGGCGAGTGCCACCCATGCCCGATGCGATTCAATGCTGTAAACCCTGTGTCTAATCCGTTTATCGATTTTCCACTCGATTGCATGGCCTCTAATTCCTTAATCGTAGTAGATGCAAGTGTATTAAAGTCTATAAAATCCTTTGAATTTTTAATACTAAAGTCATCAAGCTTTGAGGCTAACTCTTGAACCATAGCAAAAGGGTCTGTGTTAGTTTCTGCACTTTTTAAAATTGTTTCTTGACAAGTTCTGATAAGTTCACGCTTTACAAATGCTTGCTTAATTATAGAACAGTAGTATTCTAAATGCGATTTACTCGATAGTTTAGTGGTCGATTCGCTTAGCTCTTTAATGTACTTACCGTTTGTCGCTTGATTTACCGATATTAAATTGATTGGCTTGTTATCGTTTCCTAAAGCAATAATCGATTCAAGTATTTCCTGATGTTTAAAGCTTTCTAAATTGTTTGGCTGGATAGTCAATCGACTAATGGCCGTAGAATCGATGAGCAATATTCCTATTACCGAAGATTCGATGTCTGATAGTATCATAATTCTCTGTAAGTGTTTGGTGTGTAGTTAGTATTAGTGTTCGGTGTGTTAGGTATTTCGTCGTTCCATCTTTCTTTATTAATGTAGGTTAGTGGGTTAGGATGTCTATAAGTTTCGAATGGTTTATAAGCTACAAAGGTATTAATAGTTTCCTTAATTTTTAAACGATTAGATTCATTTATTTTAGCGAATTTTATTTCGCAGTCTTTTTTACTATTCTTTATTGGGTATATACTCCAGAACTCTTCAAAACTTAAACAAGTTTCTTTTATTATATTAGTATTATTAATATTAGTATTATTGGGTGTAGAATTTACACTACCCCCCTGTGTAATATTTACACTACCCCAGTGTAATTTTTGCACTACCTGTGTAATTACGGAATACTTATTGAAAATCACATTGTTAACATTGACTTGAGTCTTTTTAATCAACTTATTGTCGACTAAATATTGGAGTGATTTAATAGCAGTTTTGCGAGTACACTTTAACCATTCACATAAATAGTTTAAACTTCCAGTATATTCAGATTGTTCGTCTTTAGAAAATCCATAGATTAATGCATAAGTAAGTAAATCATTACCACTTAAATTCAATTCATTAATCATCCATCCTTGTATTACGACATAGTCTTTATTATTTGGCATATTAAAATAGTTTTGATTGTGTTATAGGTGTATAAGAAGCGTCATATCTTTTGTTTTCTCCTTTTGGATATGGTTTAATTTCATATTTTAATTTTTTTTTAAAATGTTTTATTTGTGTTTTAGACCCTAAAAAATATACATATCTATGCTTAGGGATTCTTTCAACTTGATATAATAAATCACCATATTTTTCTTTCAATAATTGAATCCTATTTTTAGTAAATGCAAACTCATCCATTAAAGTTCTAGAATGTTTATTTTCTTGTCCTTTTATTTTCCAATCTTTTTGAGTATGGCTTAATCCTAAATATAAAAAATTTGTTGCTTGATAAATATATCCATTATGACCTTGTTCTTTATCTGCATAGCTAACAATAATTAGTGGCTTAGGCAACATAGATAAGCATTTACTAACAAAAAAAGATGTTAAATTTTTTAAATGATTATCTTCTATAATTAATCTATTTAATTCATAAACTAAATGTTCATACTCAACCCCACATATACTTCTTTTCATAGTTAATGGAACTGCATTCCCAAATGAACATACACCAACTAACTTATTATTATCATATAAGCCAAAACAAAAAGTAATAGATGGCAATCTTTTAAGATAATGTTTTTTCAAAAACCATTCTTTACAATCTTGAAAATCTATTGGAATAACTTTGTGATTCATAAAATAAAAAGAGCATTAGTTTTTTTAGACTTTCGCGTGGGTGCAGTAATACCCAGTCTAATACTCGCCAATGCTCTATTTAAAATATTTTTCATAACTGCTTGAGACGCGAATCCCTATTACAAATATATTAATTTAGTTGTTTAATACTTATTTTGTTGATAACTTATAAGTGTATTCCAATCTATCATATTTGCTTGACTTTCTACCTGACTGTTCAATCAATCCTTTATTCATTAAAGTGTTGACTGCTCTACGATAACTCGTAATTGGAGTGTCTTTGCCTAAGACATTTTCTGACATTAAATCAGATGAACTAAATTCAATTCCTTTGTTAATAAGAAAGTAGTTGTAGATTTTCTGATTCTGAACTGAGGTGTCTTCCTTGTGTTCTTTTACTTTCTCTGGCGATTCATTGGCCGTATTAAAGTAATTAGCGAGAGTGTTGAATAAGTCTATCATTGTAAATTTGTTTAAGGTTTTTAGTGATTTGTTGTTTCCATTTTTTAAAGTCCTTACTCAAAAGGATGTTTGTTCTAATGATGTTTAGTTGTTCGGTGTTTGTATTCATATATTTTGTATTTCTTGTTTTACTTGTTCCCAGTATTTAATTCTATTATCCCATCCTAAACCAATATTATGATAGATATTTTCATTAAGTATCTCATCAACTAATACCAATGCACATTGTTTTGATTCTGAAATACTAATTGAATTTTCTAAATCAACATGGAATAAGTCATGATATTTATAAACTAATTGTTTGGCTTTTTCTTTAGTGGTCATATTTGTTCAATTTGTTTTCTTACTTCTGCCCAAAAATCAATCATATAATTTGGTAATTGATTATTATTTAATAAATAGCACAAATTAATGTGGTTAAATATTTCATCCACACATATTAATGCACATTTTTTAGCGTTATCAATTTGTTGTGATTCTGTAAAAGATTCAGCGTAATAGATATATTTATTAAATAGTTCTAACGCTTTGTGTTTTGTTAATTCTTTAGTTGGTGTCATATTAATTTTGATTTAAAGTGTTCTATCATGCTCTCCATTTTATTGATATAGAATGCCTCGAAGTTATTAAAGCCTTCAGAATCCTGCTCGAATGAGCGGTAAATAACCGCTCTCAATCGTTGTGATGGACTCTTACCTATTGACTCGTCAAGCTTTAATCCGTCTACTAACTCAAGTTCTTTTTTGGTAAAGTTCTCAGGCTTAATAGCTGTATAAGAAAGCTTGTTATGTAATGACATAATCTCTCCTACTTTATTTGGGCTTAACTCGTTTGTCGCTAAACTTATTGACAAGGTATTATCCTTTCGAGTGCTGATTCGTTCTATTATAGTTGGTAGTATAATCATTAAAATGGTAGTGGGTTTTCGTAAATCTCGTTACTGTTATTTTCTTGTAGCTTAAAGTATTGAGTATACTTAACCACTGGAGGCATTATTTCAAATCCGCCGTTCTCAGAATCAAATACTTTTTGCTGTAAGCTTTGCAAAAACTTTTCTCTCATCTTTACCTTGTCAGATAGCTTTTTAGATTCAGCTTTTAAGTCGCTTAAGTAAACATCTCCGCAGTCGGTAAAGTCATAGGACTTCCTTTCTGCTCTGCTTATCTTATACCCTAAGACAGTTGGCATGTCATCTCTACCATACTTGTCTAACTCAGTATTAATAGCATTCATAACTTGAGGGTCATTCTTGATAGTCTCGATTAATTCCTCTAAGTGTTTTAAAGTTGCCAGTGCCTCAAGCGGATGGACTAATCCATCCACTATCTCGTTTATCGTGTCAAGGGCAACTATATCCTTTTGGACTTTTGTTTTTGGGGTGTTTTGTAAAAAGCTCATAATGTTAAAATGGTAGTCCGTCGTTTTTAGTTTTTACTGTTTCTGTTCCGTTTGCTTTGTTAATTACCCAATCAAACATCCTTGAAGCCATTGCCTCAACATCGTTGTAACTCCCAGTTGTTCTTTGAGCGTAGTAGTTAGTAGCGTTTGTCATTGAGTTTTGTGCAATTATCATTCGTTGTGTTAAATCCTCTCTTTGCTTTTTTGCTTCAAGTTCCTCAGGGGTTTTCTTTGCAAATGGAGACTTGTTCTCACTTGCATCCCACATAAATGTTTTGCCGTTCTTTTCAACTACATTCCCGAATAATTCAGTAGCGTTTGAAGTAATTAGTTGGCTTAGTTTAGGATTAGCATCTAATTTGATTGAGATTTCCTTCCCTTCGATGGTTACAATGTTAGCCCATCCGTTCGCTTGTTTAGCGTCTTTGATTTTAATTGTTTGATTCATGATTTAATTGTTTTTTTAATATAAGTGTTTGTAATGTTATGTTATTTATAAGAGCGTCTAAAACTCTATCTTGAGAATACTCAGACAGTATCGAAGTAGGTAACGCCTTTAAGATTGCTTCTTGTTCTTTCATTGATGACATTAAGCGTTTTAATTCGTCGTTTGTAAAGTTACTCATAATGAATTTAAAATGCAAATTAAAGAGCCGAAAATGAATGCTAAAATACAAAGGGCATTGAAGCAGTTGTGTGCGATATTTAGAAGTGTTTTTGTCATGTTTATTTAAGGTTTATTTGTTAAGTTATGGGAGGGTCGCCCCTCCCTTTTTTTTATTTATTACATTTTTTACAATTACAAGATGATGCGTCTAAATTTATAAATGATATACTTTTATAGCTTTCTGACCCACAAATTGAATAATAAGAAATAATTACATTTTCTCCATTCAATGGAAGATAATCTGCTAATAATTTGTGAGTCTTATCACCTCTACCAATATTGCCATATACGATTACTTCACCCCCGCCATTGTTTCTAATGTAATTGTACACTGATTCACCTTGTTTTTTTTCAGGTAAAATGTCAGTCTTTCTTCTTAATCTTAAATTTTCCATAATGTTTGTGTTTAAATATGGTACAAAGATACACCTACATTTGACATTTGCAAGTTTTAAAGTGTAAAATATTTAGAAAATAGTTGTAACTGACTGAAAATCAATCAGAAAATTTTTAAAAAAAATTAAAATTCGTCTCCGCTATTCGCCCAAATCATGCAAATACAGAACAAAAAAACATAAAGTAATACCCCTAAAATTATAACCATTCTCTTTCAGGGATTTGATGTTTAGTTTGCTTAGTTATATCCTTAAACTTTCCCTCATTCGCTATCATGTGAAGCAATACAGCGTAGTTTGCCAAGTCTAAAATAGAATCATTTACAGATTCGTTTTTTGGGTTGTTAGATTTGAATAAGTTTCCTAAACGAGAAACTTTCACCGCTATAAGATTCAAGCAGATTTGCTTGGCGTTCATCCCAGTGATTGCTCCGCTGTCTTTAAAGTTGCTTAACCTATCGTCGTTGGCGTAGTCATCGCCCTTTTTAAACAAGGTATGCTCCATTAGTTTGACAAGTTCTTTAAAGTGGTTTTGTTGGTCTGTTAAATTCATAAATTAGTTGGTTAGTTTTCTGATTAAAATTAGGATTAAAAGGATAAATAATAAAGAGACAATGAATCCCGATTTAAAATTGTCAAGGAAATGGCGTTTATTTGGCTTGTAATACACTTTCTCTTTTATTTGATGGCTTACTATTGTATCGTGTTTTAAAAGCGTTAAATTCAAAGTTTTCTCCTTCCACTTAACTACGGTTTTAACTTCGACCCCATCTTTAATGATTGTGAATGTGTCTACTAATGTGATTGAATCGGATTTAAAAATAGTGTCGACCTTGAATCCTTGAATAGTGTCGTGAACCCATCTTGTCGTATCGCCTAAATAATGGTGTTTCATTAGCCAATTCATTTTGTTATTGGCTCGTTTGTCATTTAGCGTTTGGCATGATGCCAATACTAAGGCTAAAATTAAAATTAGTTTATTCATATTAGTTGTTTTCGTTATGCCAGTTGTCGTAGTCGTCAATCATTTGCCTATTGATTTTGGTTTTAAATATGTTTGTTCAAAGTCTTTAGCGAAGTCCAAAGTCTTGTTGATTTGATATAGGGATTGCTTGTCGATGCTTTCAATATCGTTAATAGATTTTTTAATATAATCCACTATGCTTTTAGGCTTCGCCTCTTCAAGTGCTTTAGCCACATCGTCCCAATATAAACTTGATTCAATGCTTTGGGGTTGTTCTAATTGCAACTCAACATATAATAAAGCGGATTCCTTAGCGATTTTAAAAGCGTCTAAATGATTATAGTTTAACTTATACTTATCGATTAAGTACAAGGCCATCTCTTCGCTCGTTTTGTTTCTCATTTTATTAAGCGTTTAATTGTTAGTGGTAGTTTATTATTGTTTAGGCAGTCCTTAATTGTAGACTTTGACACATTGCAAAAGGCTAAATAGTCAACATCCCCGAAATGAAATGTATATCTCCATTCGTGTTCCTCTATTTTAACCAATTTATATTTGGTTTGCAAAGCTTCAATAAGTGTTTGAATGTATAATTGCTCAGTCATTTACTACTATAAATTTAACGCCGTCAATCTCCTTTACTTTTACTTTATTCTTTTTGATTAGGTCATACGCCCACTGCGTAGTCTTACCTTTATCAGTCGCAAAATTCCTTACTGTTCTCAATTTCATTTTGCAAATTTAAAAGTTTAAAGTGTAAAATCAAAATAAATTTAAAACAAAAAAGAAAACCTCACCATTTCTGATGAGGCCTTCTAACACCTTAAACATTTACATTATGTCCTACAAATATAGTCTTTAAATCATTTCAGATTCTTTAACATTTCAACAATTTTAGGCTGTGGGGAGATGTCTATTTTATCCTTTCTAACTGAGTTATGTGTGTACACTCCAGCTTCACCTTTAAAAGCCCTCATCGTTATGCTCCAAATGTCTTCGTTATAAGTTAAGGGAATCGAATACTTGTCTTTAAAATGGATTAATAATTGTCTGACGCTTTCGATTTGTGCATCTGTATAGGCGTGGAAGTATTTGTGTCCTTTATATTCAGTTCCCAGTTCGCAAACTTCTGACGCTGGGACTTCCTTATTTACATAGTTGTAATACTTTCCGTCTTTAAGGGTTAATTGTCCCCAGTTGCAAATCTCAATACCTATACTTATCTTATCCAAAGAAACATAAGGCACTCCGATTTGACCGAAGACCTCCTTTTTAACGCCTAAATGGTAAGCCCAATACTCTGACTTATACCCTTGAATTATTTCGCCATCGATAGCACTAGCACCTTTGCCACTTATTACTACACATGTGGCTATTCTTTCTTGATTATTTGCCCATCCTTTGTAGACTAACTCTCCGTTGTAATTACCTGCCGTATGGTGTAGGTATATTTGCTTCTTTTGGATAGCATCAGCAAAGAAGTTTGAAGCACTAAATGGAATCGTTTTTATTTTCATCCTTTTTAAACTTTTCTATTGTGGTGAATCCTAAAGCTAATATGACTATCCATTCAACTGCCTCGATAATCTCTTTGCTCGGTGAAACAAATAGCTTTACAAATAACAATAAAGCCCCTAAGATACCTACGAATCTTTTAGAGCTTAGTTCTCCTTTGTCGCCTGTAAATATCTCTATTAACTTTCTCATCTACAACGGCCTTGACCTCTATAAGCCTTACAAGGTTTATTCTTTTTTGAATGTATACCTTTGTTATTCTTTTTAGGTTTAATCCTAAATGCTTTTAGTACATCTACCTTACTTCCTTTTTTTGCCATTGCTTTTCAAATCTTTTAAAAAACTAACCAATAACGCTGAAATCAACGAAGCACTAATCGAAAATATAAAACCAGTTATTTTGTCCGCCCAATTTATGTTCATGTGGACAAGCATACAACTTGAAAAAGCTGTTATAACTTCAAGGTTATTATATAGTTCATGTGCCTGTTTTAACATTAATTGTCTCATACTAAAAGTGAAACTACAAAGGCTACGACTTCCTCAAGCTTGTGATAAATTTTATTCATTGATTGGAGTCGGTGGAATTGGTGGGACATACTCAACAAATGGGCAATCTAAAATCCACGCCCATTCTGAATTTGTTATTATTACGATGTCATCAGCTGACAAAAATGTGAACCAATCTGCGTTAATATCTTGAACGCAATTGAAGTATTGGTCAGGGGCGTACATTACGCCTTGAATTGAATTTTTTTGATTTATAGTTAATTTATATCCGTCCATAGTTTATACTTGTCTTGATAGTGAAGTTTGGAATTTATTTACCGCAGTATATAAGTTGGCTGATTCCGTATCGCTAAAGCCATCACCAATATAAGCAAAGGCACTTTCTTTGTTTGAATATTCCCCAACAGTTCCAGAATAATTCACCGCACCTAAATAAAATTTATTGCTTGGCAAAGTACCCGTTTGCGTAGTTAATAAAGATGCAATCGAGCTACCATTTTTATATAGCTTTAAACTTGAATCGCTAATCCTTGAAACATTGTACAAGCCTTGTGAGTTAGCATTTGCAACAGTCGCTGGATTTGTATTATAAGAATATCCTTCAGCATTACCGCTTGAGTTTTTAGTTCTTAAATACATTAATTGAGTACCTGAACTACCGACCGCCATTTCAGTTGCACTTGGGCTTTGTGATGAATTTGTTCTTGAGTAATACCCGAAACTTGTATTGTTTAAAGTTAATGCAGTTGACGGAATCAAGAAACTATCCGCATAAGCATTAGCACCGTTTGGCAAAGCACCAGTTGAGCTATGTGTCCACGCCCCACTAAATGCAAGCCTATAAGCCGCATCCAAGTCCCTTGGGTCTTTTAAGTTCCATTTGTGAGTTGTTGCAGTGCCACCAACAAAAGGATAAATGGCCTTCATTTTAGCCCATAATCCGTAGGTTTTTAAGTCAGTTACTAAAGTGTTTACTGCATTGGCTTGTGTTTGGTCTGTAATTACCGCAGCATTTAAAAAGGCTTGAGCATTTGCATCACTTACAACAGGCACGCCTACATATCTGCTTAATTCTTGTTGGTAGGTTTGTATTGTAGTATATAAATTAGCCATCTCAGAATCAGTCAAACCATTACCAATAGTTGCAAAAGCTGTTTGAGAGTTTGAGTAACTTGATGGCGAACTTCCCCCAATATTTGCAGCACCCATATACAAATTGTAATTGCCTAAAGTCCCATTGTCTGTGGTTGTGTTATTGGCTACACTTACACCATTTAAATACAAATCTCTTCTTGTATTAGCAACAGATGACCCCGATAACAAACCAGTCGGAGCAGTTGCAACGCTTCTTGATGCTAATGCAGTATAAGAGTAATAATATATATTTAAACCTGTGCTTGATTTTGATTGAATAACAAAACCAACATTATTGTTTGTGTAGTTACCAATTTCCGCAGGGTCAGCAGTTGTTGCAGCTGTTCTTGCATAGTAAGACAAATGAGCTGAAGCCGTTGTCAAACCATTAGCAACTGGATTAAAGTAGGTATTTGTGTAAGCATTCACACCATTTGGCGTTGCACCTTGTTTACTATATGTCCAAGTACCGTTGAACGCTAATCTAAAAGCAGCGTCAAGGTCTCTGGCGTCTTTAAGGTTATATTTGAATTGAGAAACAAATCTGTTGGCTGGGGTTGTGGCTATTGGTTGGTAGGTAGTTGCAGTTGCTGATGTTTCAGCTTGCGCACCCCATAAATATAAATAATCACCAGTATTTGCACCTACATAAAATCTTATTTGAGTAGTTGTAGCAATATTTTGAACCCCTAGTCTATACCATCCATTGCCTACGCTTGTAATAAAAGGGGTAAACCCTGAACCACTCACAATGTTATAAGTACCTAAAGTTAAATCAAATTGGACATTGCAAGTTGTTCCAAGATTAAGTATAGTTAATTTGTCATAATTACCTTTTTTAGCATATATAGAAAATGAGGTATTTGATAATGTGATACTTAATTCAATATCCTTATTACCAGTTGCACTTGCAGTTAGTCTGTCAGCCGTTAAAGTTCCGTCGGGGGCAGTAGTATCATTTGCTATTACAGTTGCTCCATTTTTAGGCCAAAAAGCGTTGCTAAAATCTTCAGTATAGCTAAATAAATTTATTGTATCAGAAACAAAAGGATAGATAGCTTTCATCTTAGACCATAGGCCGTATGATTTAAGATTCTTAACTAAGTTATTTACTGCTGTTTTTTCAGTCGTTCCTGTTAGGCCAGTAGCGTTAATAAACGCCAAAGCATTTGCGTCATATAATGACACATTCTTACGACCATTAACCCCTATACCTAAGCTTAGCATTAGTGTAAAACGACAGAACCTGAAGTCAATTTAATTGAAGAGAAGTCTCTACCGCTTTCAGCTAATAAAACTACGCCAACGGCAATAGAGTTACCTGCTAAATTCATGTATCCTGAAGCTGCCACATTTACTGCGGGAGCATCTGAATAATAAAGCTCTGCAATGACGGTTGCTTCGTTCATTTGAATAGAATTAAATTGTCTTGTATAGGTTGAAGTTCCGGAAACGAATCTCGCTCCTTTTGCTCCTGAAACTGTTTCTTGTAAAGTTGCCATATATTTATATTATATTGTTTTTGTTATTAGTTACAAACTATCGTGTTATTTGTTATTTGAGCCGTTTGAGGCACTGCGCACTCATTATAATCGAATGGAACTACTAAAGTGATAGTCATTAAGTTCCCACAAACATCGTCTTTAAAACGCTCAATAAATGGGGTTATACTTGAAGTTTGGGTTAAGTCTACATCATCTAAAAAATTAAAGCTTGCTAATACATCTAAACAGATTTGGAAAGTATCGCTCTCAACTTCGACTTTATTAGCTTGGCCGTCTTGAAGTCTATCAGCTACTAAAATATTATAGTTGTAGCTTATGTCTCTGCCGTCCACATTGCAAGGGATTGGTTGAACCCATAACAATGGATATTCAGTCGCTTCACTTGCACTTATCTCCCACAAATCACCGTAACCAAAGTCTTTGATTTGGTAGTGATTAGAGGCAAAATCCTCGAAGTATTTTTTGATTATGTTTTTAGTAATCATTTTTTAGTCGCTATATAAGCCATTAACTTTTGTAAGTTCTTTTTGCTTATTGTTTTATTCCCTTGTTTTTTGTCCATATTAGCAGTCTTTACAGTAAGGCCATAGTTTTCTGTACTCGTTGTCTCTTCTTCTATTTCCTAAGTAGAATCCAGTTGAATAAGTAGGGTATTGACTCGCTACATCTTGAGCTTTTGTATTACCACTTGCCCATAATGGATAGGTAGAACTGTTCTCTGTTAAATAACCGTTCAAACGCTTAGCGTAAAACTCAGCCATTCTGCCCCACTTCTGTTCGATTAAATCCAATTCTCTTTGAGAAACTGGGTTTTGATTTTCGCTATTCTGAGTTACTACTCCTTTGTTACTAAAACGATAGTTGAATACAATAGCACCTTCAGCAATAGTAGCGTTAATAATAAAGTCTCTAATGTACTCGTTAAGTAGAGTAAGATTCGCAGCTGTTATTGAACTCGCATTAATCTGTGTGCAAATCTCATTGTACAAATCAGAACCTAAAATCTGTTGAAGTTGGATGTCTTGAACCATCAAGATGGTTTGACTAATTAATTTATCATCGACATTATTCTCAAGTACACCATATTTTTTTATGGTTGATGCCGATACGAATAGGGGTTTAAGTGCCATTTCTTATTACTTCTTTTTTACTATTACCGATTGCCAAAAGTGTCTGCATTGAGGCACATGAGTGTTAGTTCCTTTAATTGTCATCCATCCACCTTTGTACATGAACACATCATCATTGAATCCTGCTGTTGAAGCCTCATTCTGAAGCAAGTCTATTTCAGCTCTGGTGTATAATTTGTTTTGATTAATCATGTCGATGCAAAACTCACGACTTGTGTCTAACAATTTAGGGCTTAAATTAGTTGTGTATCTCCATTTAGTTTCTAAATTAACTGTGTTTACTTCTTCGGTTGATTGGATATCCTGTACACGAGCTTGGATTTCACCATTTACTTCAGTGTATTTAACGATTAATTTGTTCTGAGTACCCAATGTTTCAATAGTCTTGTAAACATCTGCCTTACTCATCCCTAAAGCCTCAGCAATTTTGCTAATGGTAGCCTTTTGATTCTCTGATAAATACTTCATTACCTTATCTTCTTTAGACTCGGCGAATTTATCAGCCTTAGAATACACGAAACACTCTTCAACTATCTCGTAATTGTCTGCACTTTCACCGATAGTTTTAAACTTTTCTAAGATAAAGTCTTTAGATGAGCTGAAAGCTGATTGGATTTGCTTTTTAGTTTCATCTACCATCCCCAATTTGTCAAAAATAAGCTTTCTCTTTTCGTCAAAAGTCAACACGCTCATAACATCCTCGACAGTTATCTCAATACCAATAGGGTCTAATGGGATAATCTTTACAGGGTTACCATAGAATCCGAAATACTGAAGTAAATAGTTCATGTCCTCTTCTTCTTCTTGTTGCTTAGGCTTTACATAGGTATTTGAAAAGTGTTCCCATGCTAAATCGAACTCTGAACGATTACCGCCAAGTTCACCCGGCGTTTTAATGCCAAATAACAAACCATTAGAAACCCTATGAGAGTAAAGAATCTTATTGATAGTATCTTTACTTAATTGCTCATATTGTTTGTCTAATTCGTTACTTCTTAAAGGCTTAATTTCGGGAGCAGTAGTATTCGGGTTTTGAAAGTTTAAAAGAATCTCCCCTGCATTATCAGTACCGCTTGTCTTCTTTTTGAAAGCGTGTTCAATTTCGATTTGCTCTTCAGGATTGGTAGCTGTTCCATTAAAGAAAGTTACCATTGTACCAGCAGCAAAACCAGTCTTGATATTGTTTAACTGAAAAAAGTTACACTCAATGTCCGTTTCAATGGCTGTATTGCCACTTCCATATTCAGGCAATGGGTATATATCAGAAGCTGGGTTTTCGTCCGCTAAATAAAGAATCTGTTTTCCTTTCTTTTCTGTTGGGTTAAAAGCGGGTAAGGTTACCGCATCCTCTGGCAATTTGCCGTTTGACTTTTTCCATTTAGTATTGATAGACATTTCCTTTGTCCATTCCTTACTTATATAAAACTCGCTTCTATCTTCGTTAGTTCTAATCGTGTTGAACGCTTGAAGCTTTACAGATTTAAGTTTACCGAATACATCCCACTCAACTAAGTAAGCAGCTCCGCCGTAAAGCGTTCTTTCAAAGATTTTCTTTTTAGATAACTCGTCAGCCGTTTGGCTTGGGTTAATAGATTTTAAAACCTGCTCAAGTGCTAACTTGTCGCCGTTCCACTCTTCACGAATCTTGAATCCTTTACCAAAAATGTAGGTAGATTTACCCTTAATAATAGCAGCATGTATTCCGCTATTGTTATAAAGGTAGGCTAAGTAGTCTGGATAATCGTTTTGTTTACCGTATGCAATATATTCCTGATTCGGTTGTTTACGAAAGACAGGTGTTTCATTTGCATAAAGCGGAAACTTTGTGAAACTATAATTTTTATGGCTCATAAGCTTTTCTTGTTTGTGAAGCAGGTGTGTATTCTACTCTGCTTGATATTGTTTTGTCGTATGTCATTAAACCAGTCTCAACTATACCCATACTTAAGGTCGGGTCTAAATTAGTTGAGCTTGTTTGTTGGTAGATGTTGTATGTATACTCGTCGCCTAATGGAATATTAATTTGTCCCAATAGTGGATTCGGAGTAGTTGTTTGAACTGTTATTGTAAACTGATTATATCTGCAAGGATAAAGACTTGAATCCGTTGCAATACAGTAGTAAGTTTGTTGAGTTTGATTGTTTATAAACTCAAATAAGTATTTAGGATTTGCTATTGTAGTTTTCTCTGCTAAAGTAAGCACTACAATGTTAGTGAGCAAATCAAGTCTAATCATACTATTAATATATTGAAAAAGCTCTTAAATACAAAAAGGGAGACCGAAGCCTCCCTTTATGTGATAGACAAGTTTATGAATTAAACTAAAGTTGCGATGATAGCTGAAGAGATACCATAAGGGTAGTCGTTCTCCATGCCTGTAAAGGTCAATACAAAACCATTCAATGAGTTTGCATCTTTACCAGTACCTGCTGTTCCAGTAGTTAAGTCAAGACCGTTGTAAACACCGTAAACACTGTTCAAGCCGTTCATATCTTTTACGATAATGATAACAGGCTTCTTAGCTAACACTCTCAATTCGTTACGCTTAGCCACATCGAATTTGTCAAGTTGGATTTCGACAGAGTGCATGATATATCCAGCACCGTTTGCCACATCTCCAGCGTTGTCCGCTTTAGCCTCAGCAACATTTTTACGGAGTTTGTAGTTATAGAATTTCTTACCTCCAGTCATTGCCATTGTAGTAACTACACCAGCACTAACTGCAAAGGTAGAAGTGTTCAAGGCGTCTAATTCGCCAATCCATACTTCAGAAACGCCACCGATACTATCGCGGCAATCTAAAGTGAATCCTGTTGATAGTATGCACGCCATGATTAAGCTAATTTAAAGGTTACGATTTCGTTAGGGAATTTTACTTGACAACCTAATTTGAAGTGGATGTCCAACATCATAGTTAAGCTGATAGGGTTTTCTCTGATTTCGAACATGTCTTCGTCAGATTCTAAGTCAGTACCAATAACAAAGTTAGAAGTTCTACCTAAATGGATTCTGTTTGTAGTATCCAAACCGTAGTATCTTTCAACTCTGATTCCTGTACCCGGTAAAATCAATGAACCGCTTTGGTAAGCTGAACCGTTAACACCATCGTAGAAGAACAAGTTAGCATTCTTTAATGCAGTGATTAATTTGTCAAAAGTGTCGCTACCGCACATAAATTCTAAATCTTCTTTAGATTTGATTTTGCTTGGTAATACAGCCCACATGCCGTCGAAGATACCAATAACATTAGCAGTAGTGATACCAGTACCAGTAGTAATACCAGTTGGGTTACCATTGATAGTAGTAGCTGAAGCGTCAGCGATGATTTTGTTAAAGCCATCGAATTGGGTCAAGTTAGAACCACCTGAACCACCGATTTGTGATTGCCACAATGCAGTTTCTTTAGCTTCGGTTAACAAACCTACTAAGTACTCGGTGAACTCAGTTTCGAAAGCAATGTAGTCGTATTTACTACCTGGTTTCAATGCTCTTTCAGTCCAAAAACCTTCTAATTGTTTAGCACAAAATTCTTGTTGAACTTTGATTTTACCAACTGTGATAGTTCTCTTAGAGAAAGTTACATTACCTGAAGCAGAGAAAGCACAGCCGCTATCAGCTTGGTAAAATAATTGAGTCTCTAAGTAGTGTAAATCGTCAGTTGATTTGATACCAGTTTGCTTAGCAAATTTAGCACCTGTTTTACCTTCGAAGAATGAACGAATCAATAGGTCTAATGATTGGTCATTTACCACTGCTGGTAGGCCTGTGGTGTCATAAGCGAATTTTTTTAGTTTCATGTTATTTATTTATTTTTGTTTGTTTAAAATTTGTACTAATCTGTTGAATTTAGATGCTTTACTTTCAACGCTCACTCTTTTAGCGTCATTAATTGGAGCTTCAGGAGTTTCGATGTTTGAAAGGATTTCAACTGCTTTAAATAAAGAGGCTACTTTCTCAGCGTTTGCACTCATCTCAATAGCGTGTTGAGCTTTTAAAGATTCGATTTGAGCTGTAAACTCAGCAGCTTGAGTTGCTAATGCTTCGTTAATTCTGCTCATTACTACTTCTTCAGTCAATGGGCTTTCTTCTGGCATCTCTTCAACTTCTTTTACTTCGATGATTTTACCTTCTTCAACTTTGATAACTACACCGCTTTGCAAAGTGTGTTCACCATTTGGAGCTTCAGCTTCTGTTCCGTCAGGCATAACCAATTTAATTGACTCACCTACTGCGATAACTCCGCTCACTGATGCACTGCCGTCCATTAAAGGAATAAGTGCTAATTCGACAGTCTCTGTCGTTTGTTCTGTAACTTCTGGAGCTGATTGCTCAGCGTCAAAAGCCTGTTTTAGTTTGGCCGTTAAGTCCTCACCCAAAACATTTTTTAGATTATTGAAATTCATGTTATTAATTAATTTATTTTTTATTTTTTCGTATACATTACGCTCAGCGTCAATTAACTTATGGTCGTTAAAATAACCCTCTACGCTAAAGCCTTTTATCTCACCGCTTTTAACTTTCTCCCATACTTGCTCATTGTCTACTTTAACAAAGCCAAACCATGAACCATCTTTAGCAGGTGTAAATCCTTCAGGGGTTTTAACGCCTAATTTTGAATCGATTATAAAATGGCTCATTAAATAGCATTGCTCAGCAGGTTGTGAGTCGTCGTGGTTAATGTTAAATGTCAAAGCCTTGCCCTTCTTGGCCATCTTCTTAACTATCTTTTCGATAGCAGATGCTGGAAAGGTTACATAATACTCCGAACCGTCTTCGTCTCTTCTGTAAATTGGTTGGTCAGCAGTCATCAAGAATCCACCTAATAAGCGTTTCTCTTCGTTTATAACGCTAAATTCTTGGCTTTTAAATGAATCTATCTGTTTACTAAATTGAGCATTTTTATTCTCCCATTTAGAGTAGCAGATTGCAATGGCTTGTTCTTGTTCAGAACCTTCGTCCATTACATACTTAATACATCTTGGCATGAACTCTTCTTGTGTTTCACCACTTGTAGGCTCAACAAACTTTTGACCTACTTTGCCAAGTTCCGCTACTACATCGGCGTTATTATCAAAATGCTTAACGATACTTAACTCTAAAATCTTAGCGACTTTAGATTCGTTTGAACCTACTGCAAAAACATTTGAGTGAGGGATTCCCAATTTATCAGCTATTGGATAAATTCCGCTAACTGAGTTACGAGCTGACACGATATAAACCGTAGCTCCTTTTTCTATAAATTGCTTGGCTAAATCTTGACCTTCTGAAGTGCTTAAAGTACCATCAAAATCAAAACTGATTTTCTCTGAAGCGAACGCTCTCCAATTCCTTTCGATTGCTGGTTGTAAAACAAGACCAACGGCGAAAACTTCTGTCTCGTCGTTTAAGTCTTCGTCGATGTCTAAGACATACAATGGGAGCTTCATTGATTATAATATATTGGTTTTATTCATTTGTACAATATAGACCTATATAAGCGTTGCATTGTGTCTAATCTTAGCGACTCTACCTTGTGAATCTGTGATGTCTTTTTCAAGGACATAAACTCTTTGAGATGATGCACCGCCACTTGTCGTAGTTGGAACGAATCTGCTTGTATTAGGGGCTGAACCCATAGAGCCTACACCTGCTGAACTTGAACTACCACCAGTCGAACCACCTGAAGCAGATGGAGACGCTCCACTTGTCAATATTGCTTTTGCTTTTGCTATTGCAGCTGTGATTCTAACCATACCCGCAGCGAATTGCAATGCACCCGCTACACCTGATGTCGGAGCGTTAGCAGGATTAGCCTCTGAGTTTTTAACCAATGAAGAAACAGCTAAGGCAGTATCAACAGCGATTTGTGAAATAGCCAAAGCTTTACCCAATGCACTCTGTTTGAATTGTTGACCTAATAAAGCCTCACCTAAAAACATGATGCTGTCCGTAGTGTCTTTGTAGATTTGTGCTTTAGCTTGTTGAGTCTTATTCCATTCTTGTAACTCATAAGCGTCAATCTCTTTTTGACGGTTAAATCTGTCTACGCTTAGTTGTAGTCTGTAAGCCTTTTCAAATTCTGATTGCTTTGTCTTAGCCTCTTCTGAGACCTTACCTTCATTCTCTAAACTTGCAATTAAATCACGCTCCATTTGAGCATTCTCTAAATCCAAATCACGCTTCCTTTTATAAGCGTCCATTTGGTCTTTGAGTGCTTTGTCCTCAGCGGTTTTATTTTTGCTTGCTTCGTCTTTTCTACGCTCAGCTCCTATCTTAGTAGTTATATTGCTCTCAGTTTCTATTCTTTGAGCTTCTTCAATTTTTACTTTTGCTAAATCTTCAAAAGCTTTCTTTTCTTTGTTTAGCTGATTTACTCTCTCTTGTGTTCCTTTCTCTTGAGCATTAGATACATCAGTATTAAAAGTTACATAGCCATCTCTAAGACCTTGTAAAATGATGTTAAATTTATCTAATGCACTGGCATTGTCTTCAAATTGTGCAGTAACTTGTTCAGACCCTCTCTTTGCTGCTGCTTCAAATAAAGCGTTAGCCTCAGCTCTTAAAGCAGTTGCTTTGATATATGCTCCTGTCTTTTCTCTGAATAATCTTTCAGCTTCGTTTAAATCTTTAGCCACTCCTAAAGTGTCCCCGAAGTTTTTATTGTACTCAAATAAAGCGTCCTTTTTACTTATTATTCCTTTTCTCGCTCCATCAAATGAAGCTTGCATCTCATAAATTTGGGTGTTTAATGCATCAACATCAGCATAAGCACTTTTGTAAACTGTGTTTAGTTTCTCTTGGTCTTCTGTTATGCCTCTAGTCTTTTCCGACAATAGTTCAATAGCTTGGTATAAATAGCCTAAAGTAACGGCTACGCCACCAATTACACCAGCTTTTAACGCTCCGTTAAGTTTATCCCATCCCCTTGCACTTAACTCAGTCATTAAAGCTGACTCTTTATTCAATGTATTAGCGACTGCTTGCAATCCATTTAAAGCAGCTAAAGCTCCTTGAACTTTTAATAGTGTTTTTTGGACTTCTTCGTTTTCATCACCTACCAAAGCCATTACACCTTGAACAGCAGTAAAACCTCCGACAATACCTTGAGCCGCATCTGTTATAGCGTCCAATCTTCTTGAGTCTGATGACAAGTTCTTTACTCGTTGGTTTACATCAGCAATTTGGTCTTGTAATTGGCCAGCCTCAATACTTAACTTTCTAAACTGGTCATTATCTAAAGTCCCTGAAGCCAATAAGGCCTTCATTTCCTTTAACTGAGTTTTTAGGGATTTGGTTTTTTCTTCTACTTGGCTAACACTTTGTTGGCCTTTAAAGTCTAATTCTATTTCTATTTTGGTCTTTGCCATTATGTTAAATTTGTTGAACGGTTAAAATTACTGATGGTGATTCGGGAGTCTGTGGGGTTGCGACTGCTGGAATAGTTTCAATGCTTACATCTGTGTTATTTGTATTCCAGACAAGTTCGATATAATCGTTAGCACTTACGCTAAGCATTAAGTTTACAGTTGTAATGTTATGCCCATGTACACCGCCATGACTATTCGGTATAGATACTTTGCTATTTGAGTTTGACACATCAACGCCGTTCAATCTGACAAAAATATTAGTATCATGAATCTGTACATTGCTATTTACATATTGAACTGACCAAGTAATATTATATGTACCTGCATGGTCAAAAACTATTCTTGATGTCGGACTACCGATTGAAACTCCGTTGCTTAAATCTGTATGGTTAAATGTGATTGGGTAGTTAGCAGTTGTTGAAGCTGCAAATTGACTTGTAGTGTCATGGAATGCTCCGTAATATTTAGACGCTGTATATTGAACCCCATCTATATAGGTTACATTGCACTCCGATACTGTGATATTGTTAGTGTTAATCAAAACTACATTGCACACATTTGGCAAAATTACATTGCCACTACCTAAAATCGTGATGTTTGAGTTATTCCCTCCCAATGTATTGTCGCCTCCAGTGATTACTACTCCGACTGTATTGTCGTTTATATCGTTTCCGTTATTAGCACTTAAAATACCTTTCTTAATTACATTGCCTAAAGGGTTAGAGCCGTCTGTTTCTCCGCTACCTACTTTTGTCCCTCCTTGTCCATTGCCTCCGTTCTTGGTTGTTACCGTTGGGACTATTGGGTTTTTCTCTACAAGCTTTAATAGTTTTACTAAAGTAGTTTGATTTCCCATCGGGTCAAAGTCCTCTACTTTAAGCAATCTGTAAGCGTTACCGTTTACCCAGTATTTCTTTCTAAAGTCTAAAGTAGCTATGTCAAAAACACTAAGTTTAAAATAAGCTTCTACCAATTTAGAATCCTTGTCTCCTATTTCCTCCCATTGTCTCTTATGAAATTGGTTGTATAAGTTGTTATTGGTTAGCTTTAAGCCTGTTGTGTTTGGCGTTGTGTAGTAGTAGAAGTCTTGCTGACTAAATGCTAAATCGTAGCTTGGGTTTTGTATGTCATCCACATGACCAGCGAATGGGATATTTGTATAATCTGTTTTAGTAGTAGTATTGTAGTTCCAATATCTAAGCTTACCACTTTGATTCATTCCACCAAAATAAGCAACGATTGGCTTTTGGCTTTTCTCTTGAGGCTGACCGTCATAGATAGTTCTCATGATGATGTTTTTGTCATCATCAGCTTGTAAAGGGATTATTGTGAATGGCAGTTCTAACTTCTTAGTCTCTTTGACAAATTGATTATCGAAGATTAAATCTAAATAACCGTAGTTAAAAGTAGTCGATTGCTGAAAGTTTCTTGATAAGTCGTCGCCATTATCAGCGTAAGTAAAGACTATCTCTTTATTTTCAAGTAAGCCTTGAGGCTTAATTACGAAGTCCTTAGACACATCCAATTTAGAAGTCCAATCTATTACCTCATTAGTGTAGTAGTTGTCTCTCGGCTCAATGATGATTGAATCCTCATAGATTGGCGACATATACAAGTTAAACATCTTAATGATTCCCATAAGAAAATCCTGCTGTTTCATGTCAGGCAAGATGTCAGCTATATTGAATGTTTGTCCGTAGTTGATTTGACCGTCTTGATACCATCTAAGAGTTGAGCCACTCTTATTTATTATTGAGCTAATATAATCGTTGTGTGGTTGACCGCTTGTCCAATAGCCAGTACATACGATTCTCATCTCGTCGCCAACTTCTAATAGAGTTGAATCTATCGAGATGTTTTGTGTGATGTTTAGCGTAGCGTTTCCACTAATTGTCTGAGAGCCTACGCCTATAAATTTGTAGTCAGTCCCTCTTTTTCTAATAGCTTGGAAAGTAAGCACACCTGCTGAGCTTTCATTCTTAGTTACTTCTATGTTTAAAGAAGCGTTTAGATTTGTGTAAGCTTGATAGCCACTTGTAAAAGTGCCTGTTGAGGAGTTGTATTGAGACGATGGGTCGCTATTAGTTATATTAAAAGTTAGATTGCTTGTACTGTAAACTGTAGATGGGCTTTTTACATTCGCGTTAGAAACTAAAGTTAGTGTCTGATTAGCGTTTCTATAAGCGTCTACTAATGTATTGTCAATCCATGTTTGGTTTGTTTGAAACTTAGTTATATCGCACTCCAAAATAAGCTTCTTAAATTGAGCAGTTTCAAAGAAATTGGCTACCTCTAAATTGATTCCTGCTTCGCTAAAGATAGCGTCAATAATATGCTTAACATAAATGAACGGTTTAAAGGCGTTGTAATTATAAGACAATACAGACAAAGGGTCGCCATTGACAGATAAAAAATTCCTTCCGTATTTGCTTAATCCTCTATCCAATAGCGGATAGGTCAATTTAATTGTAGGGTCAAAGACAGCTGTCCATGAATCAATAATAGAAGTATCGTCCCATGTGGCCGTACCTAATGTCGTCAAGTCGTTTAGTTTTAAATCAGCTATTTTGCTAAAGATGTCTATATTCTTGCCATAGATAGTTAGCACATAGATAACTTGGTTATTGTCTAAAATCTTAACCTCGTTTAATTGGCAATAGCCGTTGATTTGTGGTAGTGTATCTTGATAGTATATACACCAAGCCTTTTTTGTAGGGTTAAAATCAGGGCTTAACTGTGTGTTGTTTCTAATGCTAAAGGAAACATCAAACAAAGACTTAAATACAAAGTCATTGGCTTTTGAGCCGGGAATCTCTACTGACTTGCTGAAGTCGCTTTGGCGTTTGCTTGGGTCGTCAATGTTATAGACTTCCTTTGTGATGTTTATGTCTAAATTCTCAATCGTATCGATTGAATAGCCACCTATTACTAATTCATTCTGCATTAAAGTCTTTGTCTATATGTGTCGTTTGCTAATTCTACCTCTAACTCAATATTGAATAACTTGCTTTGAAGCGTGTTCTTTGTAGTGTAAGAAGTTGTCTTGATGTTAATAGGGATAAATTGGCCGTCTATTATCATGTAAACCAAAGGACTTTGAACCAATTCTTTAAGCCAGTTGCTTGTAGCTGTGTCTACATAACCTGAGCGAAGCAAATATTTTTGAGTTGACTTGTTATAGAAGTTTGATTTAGCCCTTGAGTAAACATTATAACTGATTCCGCTTGATGTTCTTGTAGGCAGCAACTTATTGTAAGTCTCTGACATCGTCTCTATCATGTCATCAGGTGTTTGAGTGAAATTGAAAGCGTCAAAGCGTCCCAATGGGTTAAGCCAAAATAAACGATTATAAGTTCCAGTTCTTGTGCATTCTCTGTCAATCTTAAAAGTCTTAGCATAGCTTATCAAATCAGTCCCTGAGCCGAGCATCTCAACTTTATAAGTGCTAACACTTGAGCTGATTAAAGGCTGAGCAGAACCTGAGCTGACTGTCCATGAGTTTATATTAGCAGTACCTACTAACATTGACAAAAAATGTTCATCGTCATTAGCGTTAGTTTTAAATGGGTTGTTAAATACTGATTGTTTTAACTGCGTTCCGTTAGCATCGTAGGTTGTGATTCTCATTGAATAACATGAATCAGTCCCAAAAGTAATGAACCCAAGTTCATAAGAATCTGATTCTCTTAAAACTATTGGACTCGGGGCATAAGTTAAGAATGTCCCTGAAGTGCCTATTATACTTTTGTAGGCTAAGTCGTCAATAGGACTATTAATCCACTTAGTGTAGTCCATAGCTGAATTAACAGCGTATCGAAAGTTTGAATTAGCGGAAGCTTGTAAACTTGGGATTGTCCCGTACTCTTCCCCTATGTTAACTACATAGCGTTTAAATACATTAACACCTTTTTTAAATCCTACTGAACCAGCTATTAAATTGCTTATGTCGTAGCTTAAATAATTCTCAACTGTTCTATGGGCATCAAAGTCGCAAGTTCCATCAGCGTAGTAAGGAGGCTTTCTAAACTCAGCGACTACCGTTCCGCTCGCATCTCTTATTTGGATTCTATATCTAAAGTTAGTTTGTGTCGTCTGATTTGACGAA